GCCTATCTGTTAACCGAACCGTGTTGTTACCCAATACCTATATTACGGATGATAGATCGGTCAATGTACCTCAAAATCCAAATGTAATAGGAGCAAAAACAGCAAATGTATCGGATAATGAGCGAAGTGGAATTGAATTCAGTTATTCCTTTTATTTATATGTTCATCCATCTGCTTTTCGCCAGGAATTAGGACTGCTGCACATTTTTCATAAGGGTTATTCGAATCAATTTCCGTTATTGGCACCCGGTGTTTACATGCGATCCGATACCAATACTCTTCGCATTTATATGAATACCTTTAAAACATGGAATAACTTTGTGGAAGTGGACAACTTTCCCGTTCAAAAGTGGGTTCATGTAGTCATTGTGTGCAAGAACAGTGCATTGGAGATTTTTGTCAACGGCAATTTATCCCGAAAAATGTCATTTGACGGATATGCACCCTATCAGAACTATCAGGATATTTGCTGTTTTAGCAATCGCATCCTACATTTGACACATTCAAAGATACCATCGGTCGATGAAGCTGGCTTTCATGTATTTGGTGTCATGAAGGGCATGTTGAGTCGTCTAAACTATTTTAATTATGCGCTATGTTATGCGGAGATTCAGAAATTGATGAATGAGGGACCCTCCTCAGAAATGGACAGCGGTATCATGAATAATGTACCACCCTATTTGGATGATACATGGTGGGCACAGGGATATTAATTTATGTATAGTAACAATAGAAACATGGCTAATCAATATAGAGGATTGGATATTAATACATTAAAAGAAATTCTTAGTGCGATAAAAGAACAATTATCTGCTGTCGAAGTTTATAATAAGATGCAAAAAGTGCGAATAAATTTTAATGGTGCCCGTGTACCTTATTTTGAATCAAATGCATTACAAAATTTAAAAAAACGCAAAAGAATCATAGAAGATGTAATTAGAGAAAAAGATCAAATGCATTATGGCGGTCGTAAACGTGTTACGCGTAAAAAGAAGTCAATTCATAAGAAACGCTAAACGAAATATTATATATTATGTAGGTCTTAAAGGAACTATATAATAAATAACTAACACATAGTAATGCCAGGTGGTGGTCTATTCTCCTTAGTAGCCTACGGAGCACAAAACGTATTGCTAAGCGGTAATCCTGACTTTACCTATTTCTATAAAACGTATAAAAAATATGCCCATTTTGCGGAGGAATCAGTAACCTTTGCGATGGATGGTCCTCAAGATTTATCCTATGATCAGCCGATTCAGGTTCGTTTTAAAATACAGCGCATTGCGGATCTGATACGTGATATGTATTTTGTCTTTAATTTGCCCGATATTTATTGTAAATACATTGATTTAGCACAATCAGGTAGAGGTTCGCAATATAATTTTGCGTGGACAAAATACATTGGAGCTCATATTATTCAGAACATTGGGTGTTTTATTGGCGGTCAGAAGATTCAAGAATTTAATGGAGATTACATCGTAAACAAGGCACAATCGGATATAAGACGAACTGATTTTGTTAAATGGCAACGATTGGTAGGAAATGTACCCGAATTATATGATCCTGCAAATGGAATCTATGCAGGTGGATCCTCAGGAACGGGATATCCATTGGTATATAATAGCAATGGACCTGCGCCCGCATCAGAAACGTCACCCGCTAATGTTAATCGTCCCTCCATTGCAGGGAGACAAATTCAGGTTCCATTGCCTTTCTGGTTTGCTGAGTCTACCTTTGAGGCTCTCCCATTGATTGCGCTTCAGTATCATGAATGTGAAATTCAGATTACACTAAAACCGATTAATCAGCTCTATACGATTTTGGATACGAATGGAAAGCAGGTGGCACCAGGATATCAATATCATGAGTCGCCTGTCTATTTACAACCGCAGAATGTATATTATACAACAACGGATATATCAGACGTTACCATAAATAATTTTTTGACGGACATTGGAACACCAAAACCGTTATTGAATACATGGTCGTTACAGCCTCGTATCCAAATGACTTATATTTATTTGACGGATGATGAACGTACACAATTTTCTTCCGAGCCTTTACAGTATTTGGTACGTCAAGTGACGTCCTACTATTTTGATGGTTTGACAACACGACAATTTGTCGAATTGGATACACATAATCCCATTGAGCGTATTTTCGTGGTACCACGACGTTCTGATTCCATCCTATACAGAAATCAAATTGATAATTATACCAATTGGGTCAATCCATTAAAACCACCCTATATTCCACCAAATGGATGGGGACCAATTATTGATGCAAATGAAGCCACAGGTATACTTGTTCTGAATGGACAACGTTCTATTTTACGAACATTAGCTATTTTAGGAGATGGTAATTTGTTACAAGAGGAAAAACCGATTAGTTATTATAATGAGTTGGTACCATGGAAGTATTTAACAGGTAATCCGGATCCAGAGTTAATCATTTATCCATTTGGACTCACATCACCTAGTTCTCAGCCTGATGGAAGTATCAATAGTAGTCGTATTCGTGTCTTTCAAATGGATTTGAATGTCTTTCCTCTTCCCACTAATAGTTTTTACACCTATCAATTTGCTATTTATGTGGAAAGTCTAAATTGGGTAACTATTGCAGCGGGCATGGGTGGATTGAAATATGCCTTATAATGAGATTTTTTAATAAAATGTCTCGTATTGTTTTCTATAATAAAATCAATAGGATTCATAGAATGTCTATGTTATCGGATCTATCAAATCGATTACAAATGTCAACGATAAAGGATGCGGTAACAGATATATATCATACGATGCATGATAAATTGAATAAGGTAAAGGATGTGTTTTTAAAGGATCCTGAGATTCTACCGATGAAAGAACCTGTGAAGGATGTACTTTCAAAGGATCCCGAAATTCTACCGATGAAAGAAACTGTAAAAAAGGAAGGATATGAAGACCCTCTAGACAAGACCCCAAAATCAGCAATAGAAATTATCCAAGCAATAGGTATTAATATCAAGAATACTACCTGGGAATATGTAGTGCAATGGGGTACGATCATAATATATATCTATCTAGCATGTCTTGTTGCAAATGATATGATTATTTATGCACCTCCCATTCGTGCCGTCTTTTTTGTATTTACATTAGTTTCTTCTATTTATTTTTTACCATATGCCGTTCTCGTAGGATTGTACTATTTAATATTAAAGGGATATGATTTATATAACTATCATTTATCATCCGTGGATCCAAAACCATCCAAAAGTTTTCCGATGGTCTTTGCCATTTTGCCATTAACAACCTATTATTCAGATTCGCAATTTGTACGATTCCTTTTATGGGCATTTGCGTATCAAAAATCACCTAATGATGACAAACGAATGACAGAGGAAAATGTACGTCTGGAAGAAGTGATGACAAAATATTGGAATGATTTAAATAGTTCCTTTGAATACATTGCAAAGATTGAAAAAACACCGCCTTTTTCTACATTTCGTGGAATAATCAAGGAGAAATTGACAGTAAATGGGATGCATCCCATTCAAATAAAAGGTTATCCATTTCCAAAACAGACGGATCCGAGTATAACACCTAATGTAGGTAAGACAGGTGCTACAGGCGTAACAGAAGAAAAGAAAGAGCAGGTACAATTTTTTATTCCTAAAGGTTTAGGGCAAGAGAAAAGGGAAGAGGAAAAAAAGATAGAGAAGGAAAATAAAAAAAAGGAAGAGGAGGAGGCGGAAAAGGAAAGAAAGAGAATAAAGGCGGCACAACCCGCCCCTATGCCCGAAACTCTTGAAGAACAAAAACAAAGAAGAGAAAAGGAAGAGGCAAAAAAACAAGCACCAACCAGTACTCAGGCAGCACCAGTATCAGAAACCGTTATAGGACAAATTCCTCCACCAGTACAAGGCTATGCACAACCAGCAGCAACAACAGCAGCAGCAACACCAGCAGCACCGCCAAACTAACACCGATTTAAACAAGGATCACAAGGAATAAGAAAATGATAGAAGTATCCATCATTACACCAACCTATCACCGTCGCCCTTTTATTCCAGCCTTACTACAAATCTATCAACAGCAAACCTTTCCAAAGGAAAAGATGGAATGGATTATTTTAGATGATGGACGAGATAAGGTAGAAGATTTATTCAACGTCCCCATTCCTAATCTTCGATACATCCATCATCCTGAAAAGATGAGAATTGGTGAAAAACGTAATCGTTTGAACAAGGAGGCAAAGGGTGCCATTATTATTGCTATGGATGACGATGATTATTATCCATCGAACCGTGTTCAATCAGTAGTCGATGCCTTTAAAAAACATCCAACCATCCAGCTCGCAGGTTCATCTGAAATGTATATGTACTACATCGATACGAAAAAGGTATACAGTATTGGTCCACACGGAGCAAATCATGCAACAAATGGTACGATGGCGTGGAGAAAGAAATATTCTGATACTCATCAGTATAATGAATTTGTGACAAAGGCAGAAGAAGTATCTTTTTTAGAGAATTATGTACATCCCATGATACAGTTAGAACCACTTTCTACGATTCTTGTGATGTGTCATACAGATAATACGGCGGATAAAAGTAAGTTACGAGAAGAGCACGAAAAAACAAATCATCCGCATAAAATGAAAGAAACTGCGTATCGGTTAGAAGATATCGTAACCGAATCCCATTTACAAGAATTCTATCATGCCCTCCCTGCCCTATTAGAGTCCCTATAGCCTAAAGGTTGTTAATTAGAATTATCTAATAATAGAGAGATGACCGACTTATATGATAAATTAGTTATATTAAATGATGTCTATCATAATACATTACCATCACCCCTTCTACATACGACATCCTATCAAAACATCAAGACACCCCTCTATCCTCATCAAACATCACTTGTCAATGGAATGCATGCCTATCGTGATAAAATGATACGAGGATTTGTAGTGGGAAATCAAGCACTTAATGGAAAAATTGGAATCGTAGGTGACCCATCGGGAACAGGAAAGACATTGAGCATTCTTGCGTATCTTGCGTCACAGCCTACTCTTTTTCCGCGAATGACATGTGAATTAACAAATCATTCTTCCAAATATTTCTTTTCTCATGAGATGGTTACGTTATCAGAACATTCTACCAATTTAATTATTGTACCACATAGTCTATTTGGTCAATGGCGTGATGAAATTGAAAAGCACACCACCATGAATTATGTACCGATTGAAACCAGACGAATGATAAAGGGAGATACTTTAGCACAAACGATCATTGGTAGTCAATTTGTATTAACTACTAATAAATGTTACCGTTATGTACAAGCATATGCGAATGAACATCATATTCAATGGAATCATATTATTATGGATGAAACGGCTGCTATTTATTTACATTCATCGGACCCACCGCTTTCCTTCCAATTTATGTGGTTGATTGCTACGAATTGGATACCACTTCTTTTTAAAAATCCAACGATCATAAAGAGTCATCTTTTCTTTTTACGGGATCGCATCCATATGCATCCTGAAATGGAGCAATGGTTATTGGATGATATTACCACACATTATGAAGGAAATATTGTATCTTCTACTTTTTTAAGGGATTACATACCATATTATCATCCGTTGCGTGGATATATGGTGGTACGAAATGCAAGAGAGGTACTACAACAAAGCATGAATATACCTTCTGTTCACACGGAATACATTCCATGTCGCCCTCATATGAATTTGCAATCACTCACTCATTATTATCAAAATAAACGCATACCTCCTATGATTCGTTCGCCAAATATTCCCTATTTATTTCAATCGCTTGCCATTTCCTTTAAAGATGTAGATCAATATCTTCTTCAACATCCAACAAAGCAACAAATCATTTTACGTAAAATAAAAGATAATGAATGTATGATTTGTTTGGAAATATGTGAATATCCCACGATTGTCAATTGTTGTTATCAGTTATATTGTGGAAAATGTCTTCTTACCAATACGCTATTATATCCAAAATGTCCAACATGTAGGGAGGCACTTGGTCCAGCAAACATGTGTTGTCTGACATCCTTAGCAGCCAATCAAATCGTACAGATAAAAACAAAAATGGAGATTTGTTTAGAAGTGCTACAGAATAATAAAGATAAACAAATCATCATTTATTCGGCATTTGATAATATTTATTATCAGCTCTTTGAAGAAATGGATAAATTAGGATTAAAAGTAGAGCGAATTGAAAATAATTTATTCGCGTTACGTCGAACCATTAAAAAATATCAGGAAGGAACTACACATATTATTTTTATATCGAATATAGAAATGATACGAGGATTATCGTTAGAGTCTACTTCACACTTGATTTTTTACCACGAACTGCCCGTTTCCGAGTGGAAGGAAGTGCTGATTCATTCGGCACAGCGCCTAGGGAGAGTAACCCCCCTCCAGATCCTCCATTTAAATTCGGAGATTCAAGTTTAACACCCAGTGTATCATAAATCTTACCTGTTTGATGAGTTGCCCATTGTGTCACACATCGAAAAGGAATATGATGCTCATTCGCAACACGATTCATTTCTTTCCACGCATTAAATAGTGCAGACTGTTTCGTAAGGACAAGTGTGTATTGTAATTCACTTGGTTCAGGGATATGAACAGGTTTATCATAATTCTGTAAATATAAATTGGGGTATTTCAATTTAAGACGATAGGACAAGGGGAGCAAATTCCAGCATTGGTGAAAGAAAGCCCAAAAATCGGCGCGGTCGCTCCATCGCAAATAGTCTAAGATTTCTTCATAGGCTTCAAAGGGTGCGACATTACGTGTAGGCGGATCATCTGCTTTTTTCTCTAAAAATAATGGTAAATTTTGATGAAAGAGCAGACCTGCCAAATTCGCATCTTTGGTTTCCAGATCGAGTTCATCATTTTCACCCCAATGTTCAAAGAGGGTAAACCAGGAGGCGCGAATGGCAACATGAATGTTTCGGTCAATGGTACTATCTTTTCCTGGCATGTATCCCATTTTATCTTGATAAATGAGGCTTTGAGATACTTTACGAATATCTCCTAGCAAATAGAGGGAGTCAGGAATATCCGTTTTAAAATACTCCATTAATTTCTCCTTCTTTGGCATATTAACATAATGTACGCAGCAATATTTAAGAAGTTGTTGCATGATACGCCCCTCTAAAATGTTACAAATGAGAACCAGTGGACAATCCTCTGAAAAGTTTCGTTTGGATTTTAAATAATCTAGCAGTTCTTGTAGTCCACCTTTTTCACCCTGTGATAAACCATCCATTTCATCCAGTAGAACAACACGTCCATTGGGGGTGGTAGGGTGAATCCATTTACTAACACCTGTTTCAATGAGAAGTGGCATGATGGTTTGACGAAAACTGGAGCCGGTTCTTGTGTGACTGGCGTTAAATTCCTGAATCCAAAATTTACCCTCTTTGCATACGCGATATACCATGGTCGTCTTTCCCACACCTGGAGGACCGATGAGTAGAAAGGCGGGATGCGAACGGGTTTGAAGCCATTGTAGCATGGCGGTTTCAATATCAGGATGAAGACATGCTGTGTCTCTTTCGGGTAAACTTGTACGAACCATGCTATCGTTGTGCTATCGTTGTGCTATCGTTGTGCTATCTTTGTACTATTATGATTTCTTTACATTCTTCCTTTTATTCTTTCTTTATTCTATTTTACAACATGTGTTTCATACTGTAAAAAAGAACATGCATTCAACGGGAATCGGACCCGTGTCGACTCCTTGGAAGGGAGCCATTCTACCACTAAACTATGAATGCTGATGTGAAGACTTCTTCACAATCTAGCCGAAGACGTTTTTTTTAGATTCTAAACGCACTTATATTCGTACCCATCGTGCAGATGCAACATTAAAATCTGATCTGGATATGTACATGTGTCCATCATTACCTTTTTTCTTTTTTCCTACGCAAAATCCTGCACGATAGGGTGGAGATGGACGGGTACGATATTTCTTCAGCGTTTCTTTTCGGCATACCGCTTTCGATTTTCTTTTTCTTGTACCACCTTTTGGCATACTATTAATAATATTCTATTTTACAACATGACCCATGTATTAAAAAAGAATATGCATTCAACGGGAATCGGACCCGTGTCGACTCCTTGGAAGGGAGCCATTCTACCACTAAACTATGAATGCTGCTGTGAAGACTCCTTCACAATCTAGCCGAAGACGTTTTTTTTTGGATTCTAAACGCATGTTAATTTGCAGGGCATCCTGCGGGGACGGAAGGAGTCGAACCAGAAGGTAATCCATCAGGTGTAATACAGCTTTCACCGTTGCTAATGCCTTCCCATGTTAATCCCATCGCCATCGTACGTTGGCATAATTCGGCACGCTTCCTTTCTGGATCGTCATTATCGGTTCGAAGTGGAAAGTAATAACCATCATTGGGTCCGGGAGGAGTATTGCCTGGTATAAACTTTTTAAGTATACCATTTCGTGAGACTCCCATTAAATCAATGCACATATCATATTTTTTACCACCATGTGATAAACTGTAATAGGTTAAATAATCAGGGCATGTATTCATGACGGGTGGCCAAGAAACCGGAGCATTTGACAAGAGTGATGCATTGCCTCCAAACCATCGTAGTCCATAGACGACAAAAATGGCAGTTGCGCCTACAAAAAAGAAGAAGGCAGTAATTGATTCGCCATCACCATAGAATGTGTACGTGTATCGTAATGTAATAAAAAGGGCAACAATCACATAGAGAATTAGATAAATATTAAATGCAGTTTTTTCATTCATTCCTATCTTATTACCATATTAAAAGTGGTATCATAATTCATATCATGAATCATTCGTGTGATTCATCATATCAATGATGTAATAGAAATAGATTACATC